TTTTTTCTCGTGTAAATGCAATATCTCGTGTTTTTGAATTTATCCATTCATAAGATAAATTTAAAATATTTTTACATCCATTAATATCTCTATTTATAAAAGTAATATTTTTGCTTTCACAGCTTATAACATGAATTATCTAAGCAAGAGACATTTTTCAATGCAAAAAAAAATTTTTGTTTTCCGCGTGCACACGCGGAATAGATAAGCGTCGTGATCGAGAGTGTAAGCACTTTTAGCTCATCGTTCCGTGTTCGACTAGTGTGCGTGGGGCTCTAATGACCCCCTCCCCACCACCTGCTGGTCGTCTTCACGCCAGCTTCCAAAAGACCAGGTCACTCGTAGTGGAAGTATCCACACCCAGCTCGCTCAGCACTTCCTCATCGGTCATCATGCGCCAGCCTTCGGCCGCGCGAGAAAGTTCTGGGTTTGCCAAGACGTCATCTAGCGTGACGTTTTTGCGCACGAGGTGGTTCAGCGCTTGCTCGAGCGCCTTCGCCAGTGGTCCGGCGTTGTCCCTCGTTAGGATTTTTTCAAGTGGGGCGCCGGCAGCGGCAGACTCCATCAGCTGCACGTGCGCGTTCGAGAACTCGAAGGACTTGACGAACTTGTCGATGACGATTTGCGTAGCGTCGCGGAGATTGAGACGTCCGTCGATCCACTTCTTCGTCATAGCGAAGACTTGATCTTTCGAAAGCTCCGTTGCCTCGGCGAGTGCTGTGAGCTTCCCGCCAAGTGCGCTGGTGAGTGCCGCTGAGTTCGACTTTACTTCGATCAGAAAGCGCCTCCCATCGGGCGAGCTCTCCGTGCGAAGAATGTCCACTTCGTGCGCCCTGTTCGTCGCAGGGTCGGTCACATACTGGTTCTGCTCCTCCTTTGCGATCGCCAGAAGCTCGAACGCGCGCAACTCCATGTCCCGTCCTGCTTTGTTCGTATACGCTTCTGGCAGCTCTGGGAACAGCTGCAGCGACTCGAGATCTTCTGCTTTCGCATCGTCGGGCAGATGGCCTTTCAGGCAGAGTTCCAGCTTTTCTGTCGCCTTTCTTAAATCATCTCGCCGCTTCTTCTCGATCCCTGCTTTCTTCTTCGGGTTTGATTCTTGCTCCGCATCTTTAAGCCAGTTGTCCAAGCTCTTTTTCTTCTCGAGCCAGTCATTCTTCAGCAACGCGAACTTCTCGTTGAACAACACCATCTCCATTTTCCACAGAGTGGCGACATCCTGATCCTTATCCCCTGTGCCCAACGCCGGAAAAGACTTCGCCACGTCCTTGACCACGCCCTTCAGGGCGCTCGCCAGCTCTGCGTACCGCGCCTGGCGCCATTCTTCAGTCTGGGCGCTGAGGAACTCGATGCGAGCCTGGATCGCGCTACTGCGTGCTTCGAAGAAGTCATGGTGAAGCGAATGCGAAAGGATCTTGTGGAGGCCGCAGAGTAGGTGCCGCGCGAAGTCGGCGTTCTCGCTGATGATTGTGTGGAGCTTCATTCGCTTACCCTTGTGCCAAAATGGCAACGGTAACTACAACCAACATGTAAATAAGCATTTTTTTTGTAGCCTAAAAAAAAATTATTTTAGTCTTAAATAGCTATATTTATTTTATCATTATAAAAAATTTTTATCAGCATCAATATTTATAGCAATATATATATATATTTATCTATTGTTTTAATATATCCACTTATATAAAATGCTTCAAAATCATCTAAATCTTCATTTCATAAATACACTTGGTCTTTTAGCAATTAATGTATCTATTTAATACTTAATTAGAGTTTATTAAAAAATATTTCCCGATGTTTAAATGCTAATTCATCAGTTAATGAACTATTTATAAGCTTATGAAATGATTTATTTTTCAACATATTAATTGTCATATATAAACAAAACATACCACATTCAGTATTTGTTGTTTTTTGAACTCGTATTTTATTTTTATATACTCTTATATCTTTACCAGTTAATTCTTGAGTTGATGTTTTTAATTTATTTAAAATTTCATTAATATATTTAGATTGAAAAGACGCATTTGAATCAAAATAATATATACCATAATTCTTAGAGTTAGGATTAATATTAACAAATATACATATCCAATGTTTTCCGGGGTTGCCATATATATCAGTATTAAAGATTATACTTAATTTCCATTTTCTTTGCTTTTGCAATTTTTCTAAACTATCTTTATTAATAGAACATAAATTATCTGATACACATTGACTCGAAAAAAAGTTATTAATTTTATCACTGTAGTTAATTGGACTAATATCTAATAATTTAAAATTATTCTTTAAATTATTCTCATATTGAATCAATACATTATTTATATCAACATTTGATAACCATTTATCTGGATTGTTATACCAACTTAATGGCATTAATGGTTTAAAATATTTCTTATATAATTCTGGACTTAACATATTTATTACACAACTTTCCTTCTTAATATCACAATATTGATTACTATTATTAGATAATTTACGCTTCTTAACTTCTTTTTGTAATAATTTTATTTTATCTTTTGATGATAAGTCTGCTAAGTTAGCATTTGTTAAAGATGTCTTACTTTTAATTAACTTATTTAAATCAACTTTAGCAATACACGAACCTGAACTATCATATATGTCTTCACCAATTGGAGAACAATATTGTTTACCGTCTTTGGTCATTATTAATTATTAAAATAATTATTATAATTAATCAATTATACATACTAATTAATTATTACTAAGAAAATAAATTATAATTTTCTACTGAGATTTTTTTTGTTTTTAGTCCGGATTCTGCGGTTTATAGAAGATTCTGCCGAACATATCAATATAATTCATATTATATTATTTTATAAAATTATTTTATAGTAATTATAAAATGAGTTTATTATATAAAATAATACTATAAAATTATTTTATACTGGATATATTGATATTTTCGGCATTATTCTCTATTGGTTAGGTGATAGTATTAAACACGAATGCAATTAAACTCAAAGAGTTAGATTAATAAAAGACATATATATATTTTCTTCAAAAAAAAAGTTAATTTTCATGCATACGTGCATACGCATATGAATTTCATGCATCCGGGAACAACACCCGGATCACTGTCTCTCCCACTGCTTCTGCATCCTTCTTAGGCCTTGGACGGTCCTTCACTGGCGCCCCAGGCGTTGGATAGTCGTCACCCTTCACTGACGGGGTTTCAGTGATACCTTCCGGTTCACCTTCTGATTCACCTTCTGGTTCGCCGGACGGTTCACCTTCTGGCAAACCCAAGGGCATCACTTGATCCTCGTTGGTGATTTCCTCTGGTTGTCCGTCCGGCAAAGTCGTTGGCATGATGGGAACCTCCCCTAATAGGGGGGATGTATCCTTCTCATCCTTCTTCACCGGTGGGGGAGACCCAGGCACACGGATTGCACGAGGAGGGGTAAAGAACATACCCGAGAGTGAGAGTGCGCTTGTGCCAAAATGGCAACGGTAATTACTAACCAACATGTAAATAAGCATTTTTTTTTAATAGCCTTAAAAATATTTTTTTGCATACAACGTAATATATACATTTAATCTTTATATACTTTTTTTTTTTTAGCCTTAATCAATTTTATTTATTTTAGTAACAGATGTTCTATTATATAATAAATTAATTTCATTTTGATTTTTATTTATATTATTATATAATTCCAAATTTACGCATTTATGTTCTTCTGGTAATCTATGTAAAGTGCAATATTCTTTATTACATAAAGAACAATTTAAGGTTATTTGAGCATGTTTTTTACAATCATCAACAGGACATTTCATAATCTTTATTTATTTATTTATTTATTATCATTTATTATTAGTAAGATATAAATTTTTATTTAATTTAGCCTTAAATCATATAATACAACTATAATTATTATTTATATATCAATTAAAGACTAATATTATAAAGGGACGGCAAATTAATCATTTTCTTCAATTATTCTCTAATTAAAGGGTATATAAAAGATAATATATTTTGATATAAAAAAAAAATGAATATTTATAATTATAAAAAAATTATAGTTTAATAATAATATTATTTTTATATAGCGTAATTAATGTCAGTAAATAACGAAGCTGAGATTTATGCTTTCTTGAAGAAATGTGAAGTAGCGAAAGGTCAAGAATTCTCTCATACAAGTTTGGGGAAACCACGGCGTTCTTACTATATATCAGGAGATTTTACTAATGATTTTCTTAATAAATATAAAAATGCATTTAAAAATGATACATTATTGCATTTAACTGAAAAACATTCTGATATTGCACCTATATTAATTGATTTAGATTTTAGAAAAGAAATAGAAAATATTAACTTAGGAGAATATCCAGATCCATCATTAATTATTGATACTAAAGATTTTTGTAATCATGTATATAAACACGGTGATATTGAAATATTTATTAAATTATTCATGGATAATTTAGTTGATTATTTAGATATACGAAAACTAACAACAATTGATATTTTCTTACAAGAAAAATGTCATGCTGTGCGAATTCAATCAGCTAAGAAAGATAAAAATAAAGAAGAATATATTAAAAATGTAATGATTAAAGACGGTATTCATATTGTAATACCCGATATAATTACATGTCCTTATTTGCAATTTATTATTAGAAATAAAATTCTTAAAAATCATAGTAATATATTTGATAAATTAAATTTATCTAATAATTTAAGTGATATTTATGATGAAGCTATTATTAAAAGAAATAACTGGTTAATGTATGGTTCATGTAAAGAAGACTCACATTGTCAAGCATATTATAGAACAAATATTTATAGATATAATGTTAAAGAAAAAAAATTATATGTTTATACAAGTGCAAATTTGAAAAATCAAGAATTTAAAGAAGTTAGTTATAATATGACTCTTGATAAAGATAAATATGAATGTAAAGTAGTAAAATCTTTAGTTGATAAAAAAGGACATTATTATACAAGCTCTATCAAGAAAACACAAACTGAAGATTTTAGAGCTCGTCATGTATCATATATTGAATTATTTTCAATTAGAAATAAAATATATCAAACAGTTTATAAAAAAAGTAAAATTCAAGAAATTGAAGAATATAAATCTCAATTATTAACAATTGAAAAACCTATAAAAATAGAACAAAATCAAATTTTAATTGAGAAGAATGAAAATTCATATGAAGATTTAGATTATATTAGATCATTAATTAGTTGTTTAAACGAAAGACGCGCTGATGTATTTGATGAATGGATATCCTTATGTTGGTGTTTAAGAAATATTCATGTTGAATTAGAAGATGATTTTATTGAATTTAGTAAAAAATCTGTTAAATTTAATGAAACTGAATGTATTAAACAATGGAATTCGCATAATTTTACAAAAAATGGTTTGTATATTGGTTCATTAGTAAAATGGGCAAAGCAAGATAATTTAGAACGATATGAATTAATTAAATCACATCGTGCTATGACTATTGCTGGTAAAGATATTAGAAATACAGACCATGATATTGCAACTGTTATTGTAGAATTATATAAAGAAGATTTTATTTCAGTTTATCCCACTCGTGGAACACCATTATTATATTATTTCAGTAATAATAGATGGTATCTTGATAAAGGTGGAGTTCAATTATTAAGAATAATGTCAACTCAAGTACATGATATATATACTCAATTACGACAAAAAGCATTTGAACAAAATAATAAAACAGCTGTCTCAATATGTGAAAAGATTCAAGACCGATTAAAATCTAATGGAGGCAAAAATGCAATTTGGCAACAAGTCGCACAAGAAATTAAAAATGATAAATTTGAAGAAAAGTTAAATACTAATCCTTATTTATTAGGTTTTGAAAATGGAGTATATGATTTACAAAATCATGTATTCAGAGAAGGCCGTCCAGAAGATTATATTAATATGTCTGTTGGATATGATTATATTAAAATTTCATTTGACGATAATGAAGACGAAAATGACCATAATAAAATATATAATGAAGATGAAATCATTAATAGTGAAATTATGGAATTTTTCAGAAAATTATTTCCAGATGACGATTTACGAGAATATGTTTTACGTTCATTGGGAAGATGCCTATCAGGAATAACTGAAGAAATTATATATTTAGCAGTTGGAATTGGTTGTCACGCAATTGATTCTGGTATTATGATGTATGACGGTTCTATTAAAAAAGTTCAAGATATTGTTATAGGTGATAAACTTATGGGAGATGACGGAACTGAACGAAATGTTTTAGAATTACACCGTGGTAAAGAACTAATGTATCGTGTTATACCCGCAAAAGGAGACCCATTTGTAGTTAATAAAAGTCATAAATTAGCTTTTAAAATTACAAGTTGTGAAGCCCCTAAACTATATAATAAAACAAAAATATATGTTACATATGTATTAAAATTATTAGAAACTTATGAAGATGGTGTAATTTCATTATCAGAACGAAGACAATATTTTAATAATTTAGAAGATGCGCAAATATTTTTAGAAAAAATTAAATCTAATCCTAAAGTATGCCAATATAATGATATTATTGAAATTAGAATTAGTAATTATATTTTAAATAATTTAAAAAAATTTAATTTATATTTATCTAAATCAAATCTTATTCCATTTGAAGAAAAAGATTTAGATTTAGACCCATATATATTAGGCGCTTGGTTAGGAGATGAAACATCACAACAATCAGCAATTACAAGTATGGATAATGAAATTTTGGATTATATTAAAGAAATATATAATGACCATGAATTTCGCGAAGAAAATAGCACACACCAAGATCATGCAATTACATTACATATTACAAATAATCCAAATAATAGAAATAAAATTAAAGGAACTAATAAATTCTTACAAGCATTACAAAATAATAATTTAATTAAAAATAAACATATCCCATTTAAATATAAAACATCATCAATAAATCAACGATACAATTTATTAGCTGGGTTTATTGATATTAACGGTTATTATAATAATGATGAAAATAATTATGAAATCACATTAAAATCAGAACAATTAATAGATAATTTAATATATGTAGCTCGTTCATTAGGTATAAATGCATATAAATATGAAACTGAAAATTCTTACATATATAAAGGTGAAAAACAAACTGGAATATATTATAGAACATCATTATATGGTCAAAATATTGAAAATATTCCTGTTAAATTAAAAAGAAACAAATTAAATTATAATAATCACACAATAAGACCTACAGATGTTCTTAAATTTAAACTTGAAAAATTAGAAGTTGATGATTATTATGGTTTTCATATAGATGGAAATCATCGTTTTATTGATTCAAATCATTTTATTACTTGTCAAAGTAATGGAAAGAGTATTTTATCTAACCTTATGAAAGAAGTATTAGGTGATTATTTTCGCACTGTAAATATTTCTATGTTTTTAAACAAACGCATAGGAGTAGGTGTAGCAAATCCAGAATTAATGTCAACAGTGGGTGTCAGAATGTTAACAGCAAATGAGCCAGAAGATAATGAAAAATTAAATTCAGGTTATATTAAAGAATTAACAGGTGGAGACCCAGTAACATGTCGTGGTTTATATCAAGATGCAGTTACATTCAAACCTCAATTTAAGTTATGGTTATTATCAAATCACTTGCCAACAATTACAGATACTACCGAAGGAATATGGCGAAGAATGAAAGTAGTTCAATTTAAATCACGATTTGTAAAAAAAGAACAAGTAGATATAAATGATTCTTATTCCTTTGAAGCCGATAAATCTATTAGTCAAAAATTTGACAGATGGAAATATAATTTA